TGTCATATTCTGTTGCCATAGCAACAGCTACGTTATCGTCTGTTTCAGCTAAATCAAGACCAATATATACAGTTTTTCCTTTCCAAAAACTTTTATTTTCTTTTACTTTGCATTTCTTCAAAAGCTGAATGTCAACGAAACTTTCAACCCCTAAACCCTTATATCTAATATTGTTATGTTTGCAAAGATAATTTTCTACTTTGTTTTCATAGAGTTTTGCCATTTCTCTCGAATTTACAAGACTTTCAAAAAGAACTTTGTTTTTTACCGCAACAGGGTTAGATTGATATATGACATTTTCGTTTATCTGCCAGTCATTAATAATGCTTTCATCTGGTTCATACAGCAAAGAGAAGTAGTTATCTTTTTTAATTAAACCATCAAGTATTTTCTTTGCTGTATCAATTTCGGCAATAAAAGAATTATTATCATTAGGGTATTGAGTTGATATGATTATTCCTAATTTACTTTTTAAGACAACTTGAGATGAACGCATTGCTTCTATAGGGTAATTGTCCATTGCACCTGCTTCATCGGCAAGATAAACATTTGCTTGTTTTCCATCTAAACGGTCATTAGAATAAGCAAGTGGTTTATAAACGCTATCAGTGATTTTGCATTTTATATCATCTCTTAAAATACGAAACTTATTTTCCAGTGCTGGACTACTAACTACTATTTTACGAATAGCAAGTTTAAGTTCCGATGATAATTGATAGTCCGGAGCAACAGAAAAGAACCTTGAAAATTTAGGTTCCGTTAACATACAAATAATAAAGATAATAGCAGAATTAAAGGTTTTGAAATTCTTTCTTGCAATTTCCAAAATAACATTTTCATAATAGCGTTTGTTTTCCGTTATATGTTTTGTACAGAAAATGGCAGTTAACAAAAAGCAGGCGTAATCTTCTAAACCTTCATATATAGTGCAATGTAAATCGGGGTGGTTTATTAACTTTAATATATTACACATCTTTTGATAAAATTTTATATCAATGTAAGCACTGTTCGACTTGTCATCTGCAATATCTAACCATTTTTTAGCTTGAAGTTTAACATACTTACCGACCTTTTTATTATTTTCTCCAATACACCAACTAGCATATTTATATGCTCTGCTATTTTGAATTTCATTCATTTTTAAATCATCTTCTTTTTTTAATCATCTTCTTTCAACACATCAAGGAGTACGTCAAAAGTGTCTGTTTTCAGTGAATTGGCTATTCTAGCCCTTGATTGAGGGCTTAAACATAGTTCATTACTTAACCTATAAAAATCTTTTAATAATTGACTTCTAATGGTTTGTAACTTCCTGTCAATAGTATTTTCTCTACTTTTATTTAGTTCTTTTTCAACCAATTGCAGATAACTTAAAGTTAAAGCATATTCTTCAATAATATAAACGTCGCTGTTGGTTAAATAGCCCATAGGCTCTAACCAATTGACAATTTTATCAAAAATGTATTTTTGGTTATCATTTAATAAATCAGAAGCAACTAGTTCGTCTGTTCCTGTTTTAAAGTTATCTTCAATTTGCTTTCTTTTTTCTTTTTCTTCTTTTGTTAAATGCTTCAAGTTTAAATCTACACTTTTGCAGGGTCTCGCCATCTTATCATGCCCTTTTTTATAAAAAATTTATAAATAATTTAATTTTAATGTTGTATTTTTGTTTTTTTGTGTTATAATATGATTATATAAGTGTTTTCTTAGGTAAAAGAGTTATCTAACAATATGTTAATGGCTCTTTTACCCTTCTCTTTTGACAATTAAATATAAGCAACATTTTTGCTAACTTAACCTTAAAAATGTATGTTTTTTACATTTTTATTTTTTTATGTCTAAAAACAATTTTTCATTTAGGGAAAAGTTAGCGAAGATTAGCAGGGCATGTTGGTCTAGTCATGTTTTTCTAAAAAATGGCAACGCCTGGAGGGGGCATAAAGCTTTTTTACAGCTAAAAACTATGCTTTGCATTCTCCCATTTCATCTTTATCTGTCTCAATAAATCCATTGTTTTTAATCTTTCCTTTGGGCTTATCCTATATCTGTCATGTATTTCTTGATGTGCTTTATAAGATAAAGGTATCAAGTTATCTTCATCATACATTTTACTTTCATCTTCCGATACTTCGATAATATGATGAACTACATTTGCTTGTATTATTTTGCGTTCTACATAGAAGCTATATAAACAAATGTAATTATATCTATTTAGAATATCTAACCTTAATGTTTGCCATTTGCTTGTTTTGTATATCTGATTATCTGTCCTTTTGTTGTATATTCTTTTAGTCTTATAAGGGCAGTTATGTGGAACATCTACTATTCCACAATATCTACAAGTTTTTTTCAAGTAAAGACCTCCAATATATACATAAAAATAAGAAGATATTTATTATAAAACATGAATATCTTCTTATAACTATTTAACTATTAATTTTTTAATGTACAATAAAGAAATTAGCATAGTTTAAAATAAATCACTGTGTGTACCTGTTCTTACAAATGTAATTACCCCGTTTTCAATGTAGTATATCAATAACCAATCAGGTCTTATATGACATTCTCTATAACCTTCAAAGTTTCCGGATAATGTATGGTCTCTATACTTCTTGTCAAGATTAGTTTCGTTTATTAAATTAAGCATGATTTCTTTTAAAAGAGTTGTATCTATTCCTCTTTTATTTATTTTCAGTATATCTTTTTTAAACTTTTTTGTAAAATTAGATTTTAACAGTTATAATCCCAACTTTCTAAACATTTCATTAGGATTATCAAACCCTTTTCCACTTTTACTAATTTCTCTTGCTTCAGTCATAGCTTCTTTTGTTTCCTCATTTGGAATGAATTGATTAACTTGAAATGGTAGTCCATGTTGCCTTATTGACTGTTTCAGAAAAATGCGAATAGCAGTAGGTGTATCAAGCCCTAAATCCGTAAATAAATTATCAGCTTCGTTTTTTAAATTTTCATCAACACGAACTTGTATTAAACTATTTTGAGCCATTTTTTTGTCTCCTATCTTATATTTTTATAATACTATTGTATTACTATTCAATACGTTTGTCAATAAAAATCAAAAAATCTTTTTTGTTTATAAAATCCTATAATATTATTATAGCACTTAATTATGATTAAAAGTCTCATCTTTTATTTTTTTTGATAATAAATCGAAAAATACTTTTCTTATTTTATAAAATTGGCTTTTACTATAAGGAACATTAAGATATTCGTAAGAAATACCTTGAGTAATATTTATTAAGAGTTCTTGATATATAATAGGGCTTGCTTCTATTGCTGTTTGTTCTACAATTTTTATCTTGCGTTCTAAATCTGTTTTTTTAATAGCTAATCTTTCAGTTGGTTTATTAATGTTATTACTTTTGGGCAAATCATTAACTTTATAAGATTGTAAGTTATAATTAATGCTTCTTAATTCTTCAATCCATTTTTGATACTGCATACAGAAATATTTTAATTCTCTGTAGCGATTTTTACTTAAGCTTTGTACTTTAATATCTTTTTTATCTGCCATAATACTATTGCTCCCCTACAAAAAATATGCTATAATTAAAATGAATTTTATATTTTTTATAGAGGGTTATTGACGCTCTAATTTAATAGTTAATTAAATGTTAGAGTGCCAATAACTTTTATTAAGAAACATACTTGAAGGATTTAGCTAGCTCTTCAATGAACTTAATAAATTCACAGTTCAGTCCTGTATCAATAAAATAATTAATTACACAACAACATGCTATGTAATTTGGGACAAAATCCTTTAAAATATCAAAGTATTTTGACTCTTCAAGGAGAATAATTGTTTTAATATTTCTATCATATTCTATTGCAAATTCATTGAAGTCTGCTTTAGCTTTTTCTATCTCGTCTAATTCATATTCCGATAATTCTTTTATGTTTTTTGAATAAATTTTAAGTTTTTCGTTAATTACTTTCATTTCAATTGTTCCTTTCTTTTTTTCATTTTACAAATTTCCTTAATCTGTAATTATCTTTCAAGTTTTTTTTTGCAATGGCAATATTATCGCCGCACATTTCAGCAATTCTACCGCCAATAGCTTGGTCTATTTGTGCCAAAGTAAATAAGTCGTATTCACTTGATATTATGCACGGAAGACCTTTAAGACATCTATCGTTCAAAATATCAAACATAATTCTAATATCTGTTTTGTTTATTTGGTTTTGACTGTTAGACGCAGCTTTAAATAAATCGTCAATCATCAAGACTTTGACTGATTTATATTTATTCATCTTAGTATTAAAGTCGTCCGTACAATCTCCATAACGATTCAAGTTTTTAAGTTCTGTTATTTTTGAAACGTATGGCATGTATAAAACAGGTATCTTTTCTTCCATTAGTCTATTAGCTATAGCTATAGACAAATGAGTTTTTCCAATACCTGATTGCCCTAAAAAAGCAATGCTTGTACAGTTATTTATGTCAAAGTTACTAATATACCTTTCTGCTATTGTTTTAAATAGCTTTGAGGTATTATTAATAACCTCGTAGTTTTCAAAAGTCTTTTTTCTAAAGGCTTCTGAGATACCACAAGTTTGTAGAATATTCTTATACCTCTCAATTTCTTGACAAACACACATTTTCGCAAAACCTGTATCTGGATTAAATACAATACCTGTATCTTTACAAATGTTGCACTTGTATTCTTTAAACAAGTCCTTGTTTTTTGTAGTATTCATCTGTGTTGATGAATATTTCATTTTCAGTTCTAGTGTTCTTTGAACAAGATTGTTCATCTCCATAGTTATACCCCCTCAAAGTTTTACCTTTATCTTGTTCACGGCAAAGCCAGCTATTTATAAACCTTTTAATCCCCTTTTTTGTTTTTCTTCTTTGAGGATTGCTGTCGAGCCAGCCTTTCATTTTTCTAAGTTCCGATATAACATCAACAGATTGATAGAGTTCACTCCATTCTTTAATGTCAGCAGAATATATCAAATATTCGCTTTTATCATTAAGTGTTAATGATATGACTGCTGGTTCTGATAGTAATGAGGTGCTTTGCAGTTCATTACAAACACGTAGTGTTTGACTATTTGTCTTATCTTGTCTAGTCTTATCTAGTCTTAATCTATTAATAGTATCTGTTTGTGTATTTGTTTGCGTATTTGTCTGTGTATCTGTCTGTGTATTTGTCTGCGCCTTTTTAAAAGACGCACTATTATAATCAATCAATGAATTAATTGTATAGACTGCTGATAGATTACTATTGCGACTTTTAAAATCAATCAATCCTTTATTTTTTAAAGCAATTCTTGCATTTAAAATCGCTTGTTTCTTCAGCCCTGTCTTGATTTCAAGCACCACGATTGCTACAGTAAAGCTATCTTTCCAACCTGATTTATTAGCCATATGCATTAATGCATGCCATAATGCAATTTGTGAAGTTGTTAAAGGCTCTATTTCGAGTCTATCGTAAAACGCTTTAATTTCTGATAAATATTTCATTTTTCTTCACCTCTATATTTAACTTTTAAATCTTACATCATTTCAACCATTTCATTCTGTATAGTTGCTTCATGATGAGCGAGTTTTGTTAAAAAGGTAAATCGTCATCATTTTCATTATCAATATGATAATCATTTCTTGACGAAGTACGTGCTTCATAAGAAGCTTTACTTTCAGCAAAATGTGCTTCTTCGACGATAACATCTGCTGAAAAATGTTTAATACCGTCTTTTATGTAGGTGCCAGTGCGGATTCTTCCAACTACACCGACCATTAAACCTTTTTTAAAATACTTGCTTACAAATTCCCCTGTTTTGCCAAAGGCAACGCATTCAAAGAAGTCTGCCTCTGGTTCGTTGTTTTTCTTGAAACGACGGTTTACTGCCAAAGTAAATTTAACAATATTTATAGGTTCGGGGTAGCTTGAATATCTAACTTCGGGGTCTCTTGTCAATCTTCCCATTAAAATAATTTTGTTCATTTCTTTTGCTTCCTTTCGTGTTTAGGTTATTTTTAAATATGTTTTTTTATCTGTATTTATTAGGCTTACAGTTAATTCGTCAACTTTAAGTTTCTTGACATTCTCTCTTTGCATTTGCTCAAGAATATCTTCTTTTAATTTGTTTATTTTATCTTCTAAAACGGAAGATAAGGTTAAATAGTCATTTAATTTCTTTACTGGTTCTTGTAGTTCTTCAGGATATAGTTCAAACTCTGTTAGCAAAGGATTTATTTTTAACTTATATAAATCTTTTTCAAATTCTTCAATTGATTCTTCAATTTCAAAAATCAGATTTTGATAATCATTAATATCAATATTGAAAATCTGTAAGTTTTTTTTATTAATATCGATTTCTTTTATTTCTTCAAAGTTGTCTGGGCGGTGATATACTGCTAATACACCTTTTTTAACTTTATGTAGTACCATTCCATATAATAGTTGCACTAAGTATAGTTTGTAGTTTTTTATGTCTTCGTAGATTTTGGAAGTTGTTTTTATTTCCAATAGACATTTAAGACTTTCATCATAACCATCTGAATGGTATCTTAAATTATCAATAATTATTCTATCTGGTTTAAAACTAAACGAATATATTGTATTAATATATTGACGAATTTTAGGTTCTGCTTGTTGTCCAAAATCAGTATATTTATTTGACTGGTCTTCGACTTCCTTTATTCCTGCTTTTTCTAACAACAAATCATACCTTTTTTTGAAAGGTGATAAGTTCATTATTATGGGAATGTCTGAACCGCCAATATATTTTTGACGGTCAATAGTTACATCATATTTCATTTTTATTTATCCCTCATTTTTAAGCTGTTCTACAAGTCTTTTAAAGGTATCTCTATCTGTTTTACCTTTTACAAGGTTATTTTTAGCAGCAAATTCTTCGTAATCAATTTTACGTTCTTTTAAAAGTGCAGCTAATAAAAGTCTATAATTAATTTTATCTTCTGTTTCTACTTTCATTTTTCTGCCGTTTAGATTGGCATCTGTATCCTCATCAATACTAATGCCAAGCATTGACGCTAGCGCATATCTACGAGTATAAGTAATGGCTGCGCCTTCGTCTTGCTTTGTTTTGTTGCCCTGAGGTAATCTCAAGGCATAATAATCACTGTTTAACACATATCCTGATTTATGTATTAAGATTACTTGTAGCGCTG